CAGCTCGAGCGCCGGGACGTAATCCACAGCCTGTTCGAGCCCCATCGACGCGTGCTGGACGCCGCGTTGGACGTCGCGGAACCGGAACTCGGCGAGGTCGTTTCGTCTGATCCACGACAGGATGAGCCGGGCTTGTTCGGTGGTTTCGTCGCCCATCGACAGGATGATGTCGGCGGTGGCCCACCAGTAGTGGGCCAGGTCGACGGCTCTGGTGGCGGTGTCGGCCGTGATGGGTGTGGCGGGTGAGTGGCCTTCGGCGAGGTGGAGTAGGCCGGCGTAGCGGGCGAGTGAGCCGTACAGCTTGGATGACCATTCGGAGAGGTGTTCGTAGCGTGCGCCTTTGCCGATGGTGGGTTCGGCGTTGACGACGAACTGTTGGATGAGGTCGCGTGCTTGGGGTGTGCAGGGCACGTCGGTGTGTTCCCAGTTGCCCCATTCGTCGGCGAGGGCGCGTGCGGTTGCGGCGTAGATGTCTGCGGTGGGGATGGGGGTGTCGTTGAACCGTCGGGATTGGTCGCGGTGCCCGACTCTGCCTTCGGGCATGCTCATCATGAAGCGGGCGCTGAAACCGCGGTTTGCCATTTCTTCGTCGTGGGAGAGCCGTGCGAGGACGGACGGCTGAACGGTCACCGACACTGTCATGAGGGGGTGGCGTAGGTCGGTCATCTCGGGGCCGGTTTCGGACCCGCCTTTGCGGTCGCGGATCAGGCTGTCGCCGGACCAGGCTTTGAGGTACACGTTGAAGTTGACTCGGCTGCCGGTTTTGCCTTTGAGGACCATGTCGAACAGGTCGGCTTCGGTGCTCATGATGGCGAGCCGTTCGCCGTGTGCGGCCAACAGTGTGGCGACGGCTTCGGGTGTGGCGTCGTCGGCGAGGATGCGGGGTAGTTCGGGGACTTTCATGGCTGCTTCGTCGGCTTCGCGGCACGCTTCGACGAGTTCGTCCATTGTCTGTGAGCCGTTCTCGACGCCTTGTTGTACCTTTTTGGCCCGGTTTTCGGCGACGCTGTGGAGTCGTTTGGCGATCTTCCAGTCGTCCATGACGGCGTCCATGCGGTCCCGCTGCCAGTCCCGCAGCCATTGACATGTGAGTTTCTCGGCGGCTGACTTGCCGGCGCCTGAGTCCATCGCGGTGACGAGGAACAGGTTGACGGGTTCGGTCCAGTTGGCCGACACCTTCACTCGGGCTCGCCCGGTGCAGGCGGCTGAGAGCGACCCGATGATGAGCATGGCGGTGAGGTCGACGGGGGTTTGGATCTGGTCGGCGACGTGTTGGGCGTGGTCTTGTGCCCATGTGGGGAGTGCGTGGATGGGGAATGGGGGTGGGGTGTCGTGGGCGTCGAGGGGTGTTGGTGCCCAGGTGTCGTGGTCGGTGAGCTGGTCGAAGGCTTGGTTGGTGTGGGGGTCGGTGTGGGCGGTGATGGTGGCTTGGTGTGCGCCGGGTAGCGCGTGGATGCGCTCGAGCAGTTCGGCGGGTCGGCCGATCACTTCCCATTCGGTGACGACCATCAGCACTGCGTCGTCGACTTGTTGGCGGAGTGTGTTGATGCCGTCGCCGGCGGTGACGCCTTCGAGGCGGATGCGGGCTTGTTGGGCGGTGTATCGGTCGACGAGGGTTTCGGTGGCAGTGAGGTGTGCTGCGACTTTCTCGAGCGGCGTCACGTCACCCCCGCCGTCGTCTTGGGTGTGCGCCAGTAGGCGGGTCGGCCGGCGGTGCCTTGTGCCCGTTCAACAGCACCGCTCGAGATCAACCCGCGGAGGGTGGTGTTGATGCTGGCGGCGCTGTAGCCGGTGCGTCGGACGAGTTCGCGGGTGCTGATCCACTTGTGGTCGGATGCTTTCAACTCTGCGAGGCAGTGGTCGGCGCAGCCGGGTCGGTGTCGTTGGTCGGGTGGGATGTCGCGTGTGCGTCGGGTTCGCATGGTGCGTCGTTGGCGTCCGGTGGTTGCGCCCCAGATGCCGGCTTCGCGCCAGGTGATCGCGTGTTCAAGACAGGCTTCACGACACTCGGTGGGGCATTGGCGGCAGATGTTGACGGCTCGAGCCACTTCCTTCTCTGAGCTGGCGTGTTCGGGGAAGAAGAGTGCGGGGTTGACGTCGCGGCAGTTGGCGTCGGGGTGGGTGAAACCAGGGTTCGGGCTGCTCATCGGTGGGTGTCCTGTAGGAGTTGGACGATGTTGGCGACGGTGAGGCGTGCCCATTCCTCGCTGGTGCGTGAGCAGTCGACGGTGTCGGGGAACGTGCGGTCGTGTGGGTCTGTGATCCAGTACCAGTCGCGCAGCGGCATCTGTGCTTCCCATTGGCCGACGTCGGTGACGCCGCGGGTGCGTCGGATGACGATGACGATGTCGCCGGGGTGGGCTTGGGTGATGGCCTGCAACCGCCATGCCGGCCACGATGATGAGGTGCGGTCTTTGACTTCGATGGAGACGCTGGGGATGCCGTCGATGTCGGTGTGTTGGTTGCCGTCGCCTGCGAGGCAGCGGCGGGCGTTCGGCCAACCGTGCTGGCGCATGTAGGCTGCGACGGCTCGTTCGGCGTTGGCGCCACGGTTGCGGGATGCTGCGCCGGTCACGGCAGGGTGACGCTGCGGGGGTCGCCCATCAGCTCGCGAAACACGCGCAGCGGTTCGCCGGTGAGGGTGTAGGGGGCGGGGCCGGAGTTGAGTGCGGTGTCGAAGTAGGCGCTGCCGACGCAGTCGACGGTGAGCAGCGACTCGTACACCTCGCGGAGTTCGTTGCCGGCGGTGGTGTCGTTGCCGCGGTTGCCGAGCTCGCCGATCGCGATCGGGATGTCGCGTTCCTGACACCAGGCGACGAACGACAGCCACATTGCTTGTGTGGTGGGGGCGAGCCCGGACTCGTTCGACTGGTACAGGTCGGCGCCGTAGAAGTCCCAGATGCCGGGCACCCACCAGTCGTCGGGGCGGCGTCCCGACTTCGTTGACCATGTCCACACCATCAGCGTCGGACCGAACGCGACGTTCGTGACGCCGGTCGAGTTGAGCACGTTGCGGACCTGGGTTTGCATGTTGCGCCACGCCGGTTCGGTGCCCTGACCGTCGTCGGGGTAGGGGGTGCCGTTGCCGCCTTCGGGTTCGTGGTGGATGGTGAGCCACACCGGTCCGGGTAGCGCGCCGAGCTTGGTGAACAGGGTGCGTAGCGGGCCGTCGATCTTGCCGGCGGCGACGTCAGCCCACTTCGCGCCGGGTTTCATCGACAGCCAGGGCACCCTGCCGTTGTCGATCGCTTCCTTGCACTTGGCGACAGCGTCACCGACCTGCGACATCTGGTAGAAGAGGCGCCAGACGCCCATCGGTCGGCCGGATGCGGCCTCATGCTCGAGGGCTCGCTGCGAGTTGTTGCCGCCGCCGCAACCCCACCGGATCGTCCCCGACTTCACGTCGCCGGGGAACCGGGGCGTCCAGGTGTCGGCCACCTCAAGGTCGCGGACCATGTTGAACGTGTCGGCGAGGTCGTCGTGGGCGACGGCTGACTGTTGGGCGTGTGCGGTCTTGGCGGTGAAGAGTGCGCTGGCGCCGGCTGCGAGGGCGTCGGCGGCGGATCGCATGGTGGCGATCTGCTTGTCGACGCTGACGTAGAGGGAGCCGTTGACTTCGATGATGTGGTCGATGGCGTTGTTGCCGTCGTCGGCGAGCTGGTCGGGTGTGGTCATGGTGTGTCCTTTGCGGGTTCGGTGTTCTTGACTGCGGGAACGGTGAGCATTCGGTGTGCGATCCATTGGGCGACGGGGGCGACGACCCCGTTGCCGCACATTCGATATCTGGGTCCGTCGGCGATGGGTGTGCCGTCGGCGCGGTGGGCGGTCCAGTCGTCGGGCCAGCCCATCAGTCGTTCGCATTCGGTGGGGGTGAGCCGGCGCACGGCAAGGTTGGGGGTGAGGACGCCGGGCGAGGTAACGGTGCGAAGCGATCGGGCTGTTTCGACTTCTACGTCGTCGCCTTGTGTGGCGGCGTTCTGCCAGCCGAACCCGATAGCGGGGATCAACTGGCCGGTGTAGGCGTCCTGCCCGTTGAACCCTCCAGGATGAGCGCCGGGTGAGAGTGCGCCGACGAAGTCGCAGCTTCCAGTGCTGTCATCAGCGCCTGTGGTAGTGCCTTCCCGCGCGCCTCGGCTCGGCGGAGGATTCCCGCGCACGCCTTCGGGCTCAAGTAATACTTCGGGTCGACATTGTCCTCGAGGGCCTGCGACAACGAACACACGGCGGCGTCGCTGGGCCACTCCGTAGTAGCGAGCGTCAAGCAGCCGCCAGACCGCTGTTCGGTCAGGGCCGACGCACACGCCTCCGGTGCGCCACCCGTCCGCGGGCACATCAGGTCGGAACCCAGTAAGTCCCCACAGCACGGCGCCGAAGTCCTCTCCGTTGTTACTCGAGAAAGCGCCAGCAACGTTCTCCCACAGAACCCACGGGGCAGCGACTGAATCAGCGATGCGGCACTGGTGCCAGAACAGTCCGCTCCGGCCTCCATCCAATCCTTGACGGCGTCCAGCCACGGAAAGGTCCTGGCAGGGTGATCCTCCTGCGACCACATCGACTGCTGTTCCACGGCTGATTCCTCCACAATCCACACAGCGACCTGGCGTGACGCTCTCGTTCCGAGTGCCGGGACGCACTCGGTCATCTGCACCCAGTTGGTGTTCAGGTAGTCGAACGCATGAGCACGCATGGACATCGGTTACGTCCTCCCAGATCGGTACGTCGGGCCAGTGGCGTGCGAGCACGCTGCGTGCGGTCGGGTCGATCTCACACATGCCGACATGGGTCATGCCGGCGTTCGCCAGACCGAGATCCATGCCACCGCACCCGCTGAACAACGACAGGACGTTCACTTCGTCGTTCCCTTGGGTGTGGCGGCGCAGGTGCAGTCGACGAGCACCGTGGTGCGGCGTGGTGTGCCGGGGCGTCGGATGCGGCGCCGGCCGGTGCCGCCGCACAGCGGGCACACCCGAACCACAGACGACGCTGTGATTCGGGTGGTGTTGCCCTCAGTCACGGTCAGAAACCCGAGTCGTCGATGTCGACGAGGGCGGGTGGTGCGACAGCCAAGCGGAAGTCCTTGCCGCGGGAGCCCTTGTTCGTCTCGTAGAACCCGACGAGTTCGACGAGGATCTGGCAGCCGCGCACCAGCTTCCCCTGGCTGATCGCGGTGGATGCCTTGCGCTTGAGCGAGGCGTTGGAGCAGGTGACGGTGGTGATGCCGTCGGCGGTGTCGATGTCGATGCCGGGGACGGGGTTGCCGTCGAAATCGGTGGCGCCGTCGATGGTTGCTGAGATGACGGTGCCTTCGACTTTGTCGCCGATGTCGTCGAACTTGGCGAAGCTGCCGCCGCCTGCGATGTCCTCATACTGTGTTGTCACTGGTTGTTGTCCTTGTCTGTTGTTGTTGGTGTGGATCGGGTGTCGGCGAACAGGTCGGGGGCGTTCGCGACGTTCTCTGCGGCGCGCAGGTTGGAGGCAGCGGTCTGCCAGTAGGACGGCTTCAACTCGCACCCGACGAAACTGCGGCCATGGCGCAGCGCAACGACACCCTCGGAGCCGATGCCGGCGAACGGGGACAGAACCAGTTCGCCGCGGTTGGACCACAGCCGCAGAGTGCGTTCGATCAGGTCGAGTTGTAGTGGGCAGATGTGGCGTTCGTCGGCCGACTCTCGAGCCACTGCCGTGTTGAGCGTGTTTGTCTCTTTGATGTCGAACCACGAGGCGCTGAACGGCCCGGCGTCGATCGAGTCGTCGACCATCTCGCCGTCGGTTTCCCAGATCGGCGCCGCCCAGTTTGTCCATTCAACCCGGTTGCATTCGGGCTTCACGGGCTGGTCGTTGTCGCCCGGCTTTCGGAAGATCAGTAGGTAGTCGCCGAGCGCAGGTCGCGACGACGCCGAATCCCGCTCGAGCGTCGAGAACGACAGCACGGCGACCTTCTTGACGATCTGCTGGGCCTGCGGGTTCTTCCAGATCGTCACTTCGCCGTAGAACGTGTACCCGGCGTCCTGGTGCGCTCGAATCAGGTCGCCGCGGAAGTCGGAGAGTCCCACGACGCCGTCGCGCCAGAGTTGGGTGGCGAGCTGCTGGCAGTGAACGGCGATGATCCGACCCGGCTTCATGACCCGAAGCACCTCGTCGAGGATGAAGCGGTAGTGCTCGGCGAACTCGTCCATGCTGCGGCTGTTGCCGAGGTCGCGGTCTGATGGGGAGTAGGTGTAGAGCGACGCGAACGGCGGCGAGTAGACGCCGATGTCTGCGCTGTTGTCGGGTAGTTCGGCGAGACGTTCGCACGAGTCGCCAAGCATCAGCCGCCAGCCTTCTCCGGTGGCGTCGTCGGTGACGTATGGCTGAGCGATGCTCATACCAGTTCCTTCCTGTTGCGTTGTAGTGCGGTCACGAGTTGTTCGGTCATGTCGGTGGCAGCGCGTTCCTTGCGCTTGACGTTCTGGACGATGTCGGCTTCGAGTTCGGACACGACAACCCACACATCGACGGGCTTTGTCTGGCCGAACCGCCATGACCGACGGATCGCTTGGTAATACGCCTCGTAGCTGTCGCCGATCCCGACGAACACCTGGTCGGCGGCGTGTTGCAGGTTGAGCCCGAACCCGGCGATCGACGGCTTCGACACCAGTACCCTGATGTCGCCGGCTAGGAACCCTTCGATGATCTCGACCTTGCGGTCGGGGTCGAGTGTGCCGTGCAAGTTCGCGGCGCCGTCAACGGCGGCTGTTACCCGGTCGGCTTCGTCGTTGAGTCCGCACCATGCGATCGCTGGGCGATCGTGGTTGAGTAGTTCGGCGCACCGTTCGACCCTGGCGGCGACCGTCGCCTTGCGGACCTTCGCACGCCCACCAACTCCGCCGATGGCGGTTGCGAACAGTTGCCCCTCGGGAGCATCGACACCGCCGACCACTTCGCCGTGGATGCGGAGTTCGGGGAGTTGGTATTGAATGTCGTCAGCGGGGTTGCCGGTGATGTCCGACGGTCGGCGGGCGGCGAGCGCCCATGACGCCATCCATTCGTACATGGCGGGGCCGGCGTGCCCCTTCAGCCGCCATCCTTCGTCGTCGTGAACGAAGTAGGCGGCGAGCATCTCGACCCGTGACATCGCCCCGAGGAACTCGGCATGGTTTGCCAGTTCGGTGTGGTCGTTCGGTGCCGGTGTAGCGGTACATGCGAGCCGGTAGGGGACGGTGCCCCACCGTTCGATAAGCGCAGTGCGGGTGCGACCCTCGTGGTTCTTCAGAATGGACGACTCATCCAGCACAACAGCGGCGAAGTCGGCCGGGTTGAACTGGTGCTGCATCTCGTAATTCGTCACGTAGATGCCGGGGCCGTTCAGGTCCGACTGATGGCGCACGTATGCCACCGGCAGTCCGATCTCTTCGCCCTCACGGATCGTCTGCCGGGCAATTGACAGGGGGCACACGATGAGCGCTCGGCCATCGCGACGCATTGCGTCGGCCCACGCGAGCTGGATGCGTGTCTTTCCTAGCCCGGTGTCGAGGAACGTGGCGGCGCGCCCTCGGGATGCAGCCCATCGGACAGCTTCGGCCTGGTGAGGGAACAGTGACGGGTCGACGTAGTCGAGTTCGATGCCGACAGCAGGAACACGCTCGGCCTTTCGGGTGAGGAAGTCGGCGTAGCTCATTTGGTGTCTCCGGCCATGTCCCAGATGGCAATGGCCTGGTCGGTGGTGAGGGCGCCGAACAGGGCCCCGACCTTGAAGGCAGGGTCAGGGCCGACGACGCCCATCACTCCGGTGAGCAGCGTTCGCACCTTGTGGTCGGGGTCGTCGGCGGTGAGGTCGACGAGGGCGGTGGCGGCGATGGCGGCGCGTCCGATGGCCCACACCCGCATCGGTGTCGAATTGTGCAGACCTTGTCCTGTGCGCCACGGCACGTCGGCGGTGTTCGCGTCGCGCTGCCACAGTTGCGCCCTCGCCCC